TCCTGTTGCGAACGCGACACCATCCGCAAAAGTCCTGTATATATACGCTTTAACAATAAATCTATCATTCGCAAAACTCTCCAGTTCTGTATCTATGCGGAAGTCTGGAAAGTCCTTAATGAACTTCTCCAAGCGAACTTCCACGGTCTCGTAATTGTCTAGGTTAAAAGCCATTTAATACTCCTTGTTTAGTGTTGCCATTGGTCTTTGCATACTCTATCTGTTGATCTAATGAGAAGTATGAGCCATCAGCCCACTTAGATACATCTATTGCGCACTCGTTACAGTAAGAACGCTTGCGCCCGTGGCTCTTTGGCAGTTCACTTGTAACAGTCCAAGCAGCTTGTGTTGTGCCTTTAGGATTGTGGATACCGAACCTGCTCTTGCAGTAATCGCACCACACTCCATGCTTTGCTTTAGTAAGCATCAAGATCGTTGTCAAAGTCGGTAAGTGCGATGTGTCCTGCAATCGCCATGTATGCGAGAGCATCCGCGTATGAATCACGGTGCGTTGCTTGCTCAGATATACGCGAGATTTTGACGAGTGCCATACATACCGCAACTTCGTGAGGTTCGACTCCACGATTGAGATACGCACTCCATAGCTGCGCAATTCGTATGTGATTAGCAGTTGGGTCTCCATACTGCAAACCTCTGTCATAGAGCAGTCTGGTGCTTTCAGTAAGGAGTTCATTAGCGATCATTGCGAACCGGTATGCGTAATAGGGAACGGCCAGCGTGCCAGCCTTCTCGCTTGCCTCTGTTGTAACCTTGCCAATAGGCATAGAACACAACCAACGGGCTAAAACACAATAGCCCTACAGCTTCAAAGTATGTTAAATCAATCATTTGTAGCCCCTAACTTGTCCACATATCTTGTGGATTTAAGTTAAGTGTGAACTACTTTTCAGGCTATTTCAACCTCATACAAGCATATTTAGATAACAATTTGATAACAAAATCCTCGTCATATCCAAGCCATTCCTCGCCACAACAAGGGTCATCCATAGACTTTACCCTCAAATTGGAAAGAACCATCTTTTTCAATAGGCACGGCGATAGGCAAGACACGCTTACGATCTACATACATGACACCGAAACCGGCCTGCCAGTTAAAAGTGCCTTTCATGTAACTAGCCCCTGTTGAGCGTGTATCCATCAAATGCCCTACTTCAAAGCCTGTAAGCCTAGATACCTCTAAACCGCCTGAGGATTGCGTATAAGACGATATACCCTGTCGGTGAGTATGACCACACACAACGCTCTTTCCGTGTCTCTTAGCGGCTTCTAAAGCCGTTAAACCGCCATGTGGCTTGATGCTCTGCTCATCACCATGCACCATTACCCAATTAGTTCCCGGTATTTCGTATGGCTTGCGATGGTATTTAATGCCTAATTCTGGCAATTTAAGAAAGTTCTCTATCTCTAGTTCTGGTGCGCCTATTAGTCCAGGCAGTCTAGTAGAAAGGGCGTTAAAGAGCCGCGCTCCGTGATTGGATCGTGAGAGCTGTGTAATTTGTAGGTCATACATGACATCAACGCACATGTCTCGGTCTCGGCCGATGGTCTTAGAATGTTCGTCAAAGCCGCTACTAAAACGCGATATGGTATTGAAATCCATTTCATCACCAACACATAGCACCTCATCTGGTTTAAACTTGCGTATAAATGTGGCCACATTCTTGACGGCCTTTGGGTTGTGAAAGGGAACTTGTAGATCACTTATCACGACTATTTTCAAGGTTAGTCCTCGTCATCCTCATAGGGAGTGAAGTTTGGATTGTCTGGGTCAAAATCCACAGGTTTAGGCAGTATCCAATCCGGGTAACTGTTTGTATCCTGAATCATGGCGAGCGCAATATCTACCGAGAAACCTGCTTTACGCAGGGCTGTGTAATAAGTGTTTAAGCCTATGCAGTAACTTTCCAGGGGTGTGTAATAATCATCCTGAACTTTAACCTTGCGTGCCATAGGATAAGTGTTACCTATCTAACATTTCTATGATGGTATCAACACGCACTTCTAATCTATCAACCTTATCGCGTAAAGATGAACCACCATTAGTTTTAAGTTCGCTTAGGTAATGCTTAACAAGCCAACGGACTGATGTTACAAAAGCCGCAACAATAGTTACTAGGCTGACGCTGAGGGCAGCCCAGTCTTGCGCTTGCATTATTTCTGAATAACCAGGACAGATACTGCGTGCGTGCCAGCGGCAGCAATAGCGTAAATAGCGTTGGTGTGGTTTTGTAGCACAACTTGGTCTCCAGCGTCTATTTCATATCCATTGGCAGTAGTTACATCTGCGCCACCAATATAGATTTTGCCGTTAGTTGCGTGTAAGTGAACTTCCTCAGCTGCTGAGTCATTGGCCACGATGATAGATCGTGTTGTGGTAATTGTGTATTGTGCGCTAGAAATTGTCATTCTATGATCCTTTTGTTAGTTGTTATTTTTTAGGTGTTGCATATCCAAAGACACCGGCAAGGACAGCCCATAGCACAGCGCGATAATCAAGTGCAAAATTGCTTGCAGCCCAAGCTGACAAGAACGCACCTGCGGTTAAGAATAATGGGTGTTTCATTTGTTTGCTCCTAACATAGGTATTTCAAAAAAAGAACCATCCGCGTCAGCCTTACCTTTATTGAAGGAGATGTGGATATGGCTGGTGTGTGGGTTTGACCCACTGTATTTACGCCATTTCCAATTAAGGATTCGGCTAGCAATTTTGTGGTTATGAATGACATAAGATATTCGTTTAGCAGGGTCAGACTTAGCATATGCACGAATTTGATTTGCCAGGTAGATACTTTCAGATTTGTGCTTTGTGAGGTCTGAGTCAATGTCAAGGGCACGAACCCAGCCCGCAGCATCAGGCGTATGATCTGATTTACTGTCATGCTTAGCGTCTCCGATCCAACCGTCAGTTCTACGGTCGCGGTTCGGATAGGTGTCATCTATTTGCTCGCGCAGCTGAATTGCGCTTTTACTTAGGCGAGGCTTCACTTGGGAACTCCGGTTGTGGAACAATCCAACGACAAGTTTCCTCATCAAAACCAATTTGGTTATCTGGCTTTGGGGCAATAAATGCGTCTCTGGCTTGGTCATAAGTGAAGCCTATTCCTGCATAGTTTTTACGAATTTTGCCGTTATATGAAATGCGTTTGCATACTTGACCACGGAAATTTCCATACCAGGTTTCAGTATCTAAACCTTCAATTAGTTCGGTTTCATCTATGCCAACAATAACTTCGGTAACTATGTTTTCCTCATTGAGGAACGCGTAATGTGCCATTATGCCCAACTCACATTTCCTGTGCCAGCAGTAATTGTTGTAATTTTGTTTGCACCAACTGTTGCAGTTGATCCCGTTAATCCTGCTCCGATGGTAATTGTGAATGATGAAGGGTAAGAAAGAATGACAATACCTGAGCCACCATTACCGCCTGTTTGCGCACCTGAACCAACATTGCCTGCACCTGAACCACCGCCACCGCCACCTCGGTTTGTTGTTCCGTTTGTTCCACTGCCAGTTCCACTTCTACCTGCTCCGCCACCGCCAGTAGCCGAGCCACCTGTGCCATTCCAAGCAGCACCGCCACCGCCGCCAGCATATTCAACAGATGAGCCTGAAATAGAAGTAGTTAAACCTGCCCCGCCTGAACCACCAGTAGTGTTAGATGAGCCTGCAATGCCTAGTGCGGATGCACCGCCACCGCCGCCAGCCGCTCCGCCAGAACCAGTAACATAAGTAACACCATTACCACCAGCAAATCCTTCTGCTGGAGAATAAGAACCAGAATTACCATTACCACCAGAATTTGATTGACCTGCGATTCTTGATCCGCCACCACCGCCAGAACCACCAGAAGCAGCATTATCGCTATAACTTCCAGCCGCACCGCCGCCAGATGATGTTATTGTACTAAATACGGAATTGCTTCCATTTGCTGCTGGAGAACTACCAGTAAAAAGTCCAATGCCACCAGCACCGCCGCCGCCAATGGTTACTGTGTAATTTGTAGCTAAATTAAAATTTAAAGAACTATTTCGGCAACCACCAGCACCGCCACCGCCGCCGGAGGTATAAATATCATTTGAACCACCACCGCCGCCGCCCCCTGCTACAACTAAATAATTTACTATAGCTGCAACTGGCGCACCAAAAATTCCTGCTACTGCATTACCAATCATTATCCGATTGCTCCGACTACATACCAAGTATCTGTTGCAGTTTTAATGCAAGCAGCAGATTTGTATTGTGCAAGGGTAGGAGAAGCGGCTACTGTGCCAGCAGATAGAACTGTGGTTGTGCCTGAGGTTGTTGCGCTAATTGTTACCAATCCTGCGCCTTTGTTTAATACTGTAATAACTGTGCCAATTGGAATAGCAGCTGTGGCATTAGTAGGAATCTTTAGGGCTACTGCTGTGGCCTTGTTCATTGGCACTAAATTTTGGTAGCTGTCATTGAGGACTAGAGTGTAGTCATCTGTCTTGTCGGCTTCAACGTCAAACGTTACTAGGCCATTCCACATGTTTGCAGAAACGACGTCTCCGGTGCTTGCTGGAAATCCTGTTGCCATTTATTACCCCTTAATATGTCATTACTGACGTGCCGATTATACCGTATAAAGAACTGCCTATGATGAAACTGTCGATGATTGGCTCACTTGTTACGAACGTGGTATTCCAAGTGCCTGGAGTAATTTCGTGGCTTACTCCCATACATTGCAAAGTCTTGTCTATGATTGTGCCGTCTTGCCCTACGTTCTTAACACGAATGGTGTCAAAGAAATCTAGGGTCAAAGCTGCTGTTGTGCCAGCGGTGTATCCAGCGGTGTTTAGATCAAGAGTAAGAGAATCAACCCGTAGAGTGGTTTCAGCCCGCGTGGCGGTGTAAGCTTGAGCAATATCTAAAGCCTGAGCGTCTGTCTGGACTAGCAAGTCTGTCGCGGTGTAAGAGTGTGGGAAATACTGGATTTGGCTTGCTGTGTTGTTGGCTACCTGGGCTGTGCCGCCGGCTCTAGTAATAGAAGTCTGGTTGATAATTAACTTGTCATCTAAGGCAGTAACTATGTTGCGATAAGTGATTCCCGTGCCGTCATTACTAAAGAATGTCGGATTTACTCCAGACTTGCTTTGAATAGATGTTCGGCTTAAAAACTCAGCATTGCCAGAAGGCTTGATGTAGAACGCGCCTTGTTCTGAAAATTCCATATTTTTAATGGCTTCGAGTGATGTTCTAGAAGTGCCAGGATCGGCTTGGACTGTGGTTGAACCGGCTTCAATCTCACGCATAGAATTTGGAAAACCTATTGTATCTAAGATGGCTGTAACTCGCGTGCCTGTGGTCTGTCCAGCAGTTCCACCTGTAACCGTGGTTATATTAGACATGTTAAATAGACGGAAAGCATCCACCAGTTCTAAATCCACATAACCTATGTTTTGCTCTTTGTCCCATGTGTAATTGTAACTAACTGTGTAACCTGAAAATAGGAAATTGCCGTCAGCTGAAATACGAACTTTGCGCAAAGGGACTAATTTGCCCGCGTAAGGTGAGGTTAATGAAGTCGGGTTCCAGTCCCCATTCTGATCTAAAATTCTAACTCTGGCTGTGCCAGCCTGGAATTCTTCTTGCAATAGGTTATATCCGCGTCTGATTGTTACTCTATTGACTTGGTTTGAAATATCTATTGTGTCAGCCGCTTGGTCTGCCAGCGTATTAAACCCTAATACACCTTCACCAATTATGAACGGGTAGCCAAATACAGCACCAGAACTAAAGTCAAAGGTAACAACAAGTGTAGGAATTGCCATTATAGACCCATACCGCCAGCAAAACTTTGTTGTGAATTGTAACCGTTACTGTTTCCGTTGGCTGAGTTAGTTATAACAGTTGATGTTATTCCAAGTGCCGCCGCGCTAGGGTCAATGCTTACTACAATCTCAGTTGGATATTTTGATGGCAAGAAAGATTGTCCAAAGCCGCTGTAACCATAGAATGAAGGGATACCTAAAGGATTTTCTGGAGTTTTTTTAATCTCTTTGTCAGAATCAGGCACAAGAGATTTAATGTCTGTTGGGTCTGGAATTGGAACTTTAGCGGCACCCATCATGGCCAGTTCATTTCTTAGTTGTCTAGCAGCCTGTAATGCTGCATCCAAAGAATTTGAAAAGCCAC